ATTGCGGGTAATCCTGTCCATCAAGGCAGGAAGATCGGACGCAGTAAACCGTGATGTTGCAAGGTTAGTCATTATAGTAGCTCCTTTAAAAGCGAGTTTGTATTTTGTGGACCCTTTCGGCATCCATTATTAATTATACAAGATTACAAAAAAAGAGGGGTAGTAAACCCCTCACTTTTTATACGGTTTCTATTACTCATCGTCAGATGGTTTCTTCTTAGACCCAATATTATATTTTTGTTCTAGAATCCAGTCTCCTTTATCTTTATAAGAGAGAACTTTAATTTGATTAAGTGGTGCAATGTCACTAATAGAGTCTCCATTCACAACACTAATCAGACCCCAATCCGAAAGAAGTCTTGCAATTCTATTCCTTCTTTGAATATCATTGACAGTAAGATTTGCGTGTTTGCCATCTAAAGCAAACAATTCTTTAAAGTGAGTAATATAATATCTACCTTGCTTATGTAGAATATGGCAAGATTGATAGAGTTTTTTCTCCTTGCGCGATGCAACTCCGATGCGAGTTAAAGTTTCACGAACTTTAAGGAAGTCGTCAGGTTCATTAAGAATAACTTCCACCATCATATTGGGTGTCCAATTAACCTGAGGTTCAATAGTATTATTAGTCATTTGTTCTTTCCACCAGTATCAAGTCTTTGTTTAATAAAATCGAGTTGTTCTCTAGATAAAATCTTCAGTGCTTGCATTGCTTTATCATTACTATAACTATAGTATTGTTTTACAATATCAAGGTCGTTAACTTTATCTTTTCGGAGCCAAGGAGAGAATCTCTTCTTTTTCCTCAAACTATTTAGATAAAAAGAATATTGCAGTTCCTTGTCTAGAAAATGACTTTTATTCATTTCATTTGCAAAAAAAATTGCATCAATATGAGATGATAGGCACCTATTGATAATATAAGGTGGGTAACTTTTAATTAAAGTTGGATCATCAGATACTAGATTATCTTTTGTGTGATTAATTGAATTTAACCAATCTTTTAATTCCATTGATTTAGTTTACGGTTGTTCGGGGAAATTTTTATATTTAAGATCATTAAAAGTATTTGTTGGTATCAATCCCATACTTTGTGTACTGTCAATTGCAATGTCTCCAGCAACACTAATCCTATATTCATCACTAGTGTGATATGGATACACAATATGATTAAAGTCTCCAGGAAACAAAATCATAGTTCCTTCATATTTTTTTCCCAATCTATAAGGTTCTTTTTGAATTCTTCCAACAGAATCAAGATAACAAATAGTCATATTTCCAGATTCTGGATACAATTCTGTAAGTTCTTCAGTTTGCTCATCCTGATACTCAAAAGGTATCTTCATCCAAATAATAAAACTCCAAATAGATTGATGAAAATGAATTGGTTGGTATTCTCCAGCTTTTGAAATTCTAGTCCAAAATCGATTAAGTTTAGGAATTGGATAATGTGTAGTTTTACATGTCATTGGATATTGCCAACGTTCAATATAAGCATTTACTGCTGGAATCAATACTTCAGATTCAAATAGTTTAGTTCTATCATAAATTGCCCATTGTTGATAAGGTCCCCTTTCAACAACGTTATTATCTTTATCAAGTATCCACCCATCATTAACAGTAGACTTTTTGATATAAGACCAAAGTAAATCAATATGATATTTGTATAATTGAAACTCAAGTATACCTGGATTAATATGTGGTGTGAATTTATATTCGTAGGTAAGCAAGATATTTCTCCTATCAAAAAACAGCAGTTACTCCAACAACTTTTGCACCAGGATTACGAGCAAGAGCAACTTGTCGAGCATCTTGATAATCCTTTGCAATCACTTCTTCCTTAAATACAGTTCCTGCCTTATACAAGGTTACTTGACATTTCATAATTCATCAAAAGTAATTCTTTTCTAGTTTTTTGATCTCGCATATATTCCCCTACGGAACGCATTGTGTAAGTCAGATCAAATTCGGCAGCGTTCCAGTTCTTAAACCTATCTTTTACAAGTTGGTCCGTATTATAACTTACCAACATATCCATATTGTTAGAATTGCAATCAGCAGCAAACTTATCGTGATCAAATCCTTTGTGCATTGATCCTTTATTCCCATAGAGATTATCCTTAATATCATAAGGAGGATCGAGATACATAAAAGCATCTTTGTTTCCATCCATCAGATAATCGTAGGAGTAATTAGTTATACGCCAATTCTTAATTAATGCAGAATACGCAGGCAGTTTTTCGATCCCTCGCATTGAGAAGTTGGAGACGGATGCCTGTTGTGAAAATGAAGAACTCTCTGTGAGACCACTGAAAGAACACTTATTGACAATATAGAAAGCCACAGCACGATCAATGCTAGGCAAACTTTGGTCATTGATTTGCTCCTTTGACTTTAGAAATAATTCTTTTGCCAGATCTGGAGTATTGTAAGCAAGTTTACAATCTACCAGTTCATTTTTTAAATCATTTCCAAACGTCTGAAGTTGCTGCCAGAAGTTTACAAGAGGTTCATATAGATCATTTACCCAAATATTTAATCCAGAATACTTCTTTGTGATATAAATCGCAACACTTCCACCACCAATAAATGGTTCTCGATACTCATCATAATTGCGAAGATCGAGGAAATAAGGTCCCATCTTTTCACAAGCACGGGACTTACCACCAGGATAACGAAGGGGAGTTTTAAGAGATTTCATCAAAGGATCTCCTGAAGATTTTCAAGAATCTGTGCAGAAGTAATTTTCTTTTCTGCTGGTTTTACATTTGAAGCAAGAATAGTAAAATCACCAGGAAGAAGTTTAAATTTTGCAACTGGAGATTTGGGAGTGAAGTAAACGCGCTTATTAACAGTTTCCCAATCAGTAACTCCAAGTGTCATAGAATCAGTATCTACAAGGAGCATATAATCAAAAGTTTTTTCTACTACTTTTGTTTCCCCACGAAAATTCTTAAGATCGACAACACCAGTGGATCCATTTTTATTAAACATTTTAAGTTTACCTTTCATCTCATAGTTAACTTCATCAGCGGAGACAAAATCAACTCCATCTTTAAAATCACCAACATATTCAAGTTGACCATCACTCCACTTTGCAAAAGACTTTTCTTGCAACCAAGTGCGGAGAGTTTTAAATGCATTAGATTTCATTTGAGTTGTGTTAGTTGCTTTAACGCAACCAAAAAACTCTTCAAGATTAATACGTTCAATGTTAATCATAATAAAAAATAAAAATCAAAGGGATAGTTGTTTGCTAGGTGTGATGATTGGACTAAAAATTTGATTATATTGTTCTACAATTTGATCTTGAGTCTCAGATACATAAACAACATAGTGTTTATTAATTGTAATCTCTTTCACCTCTTTACTAAGAAGAGGAGACCAAGGTGCAAACCCAAGTTCACCTCTTCCAGAAGGAACCGCAACAATTGGATTTGACAAAACAAGAGAATTTTCAGTCTCACTGATTAGATCAGCAATAACATCTTCTCCAGTATTCAGTCTAATAAGTTTTACATTCATTGTGAACATCCTACATGAATTTGAATTGATTTAAAGGCATTTGCCATTTCTTTGTATCCTAAACCAATATATACTTGTCCAGTAACAACAGCGATTGCCATAGAGCCCCAAAAGATATAGTACCACTTGGATTTAACTTGATGTTGTTTTTTGAGTTCATCAAGTTCCTCATGAATATCTTGATGATGAAACCTTAAAGGTTTTTGAATAAGTTCTTTGAGTTTTTTGTTTTTCATTTAAACTCACACTCCACCATAATTTCAGTAAGAGCAGCAAGAAGATTTATTTCTTGGTCAGCCACGAATGCACATTGGTATTGGTACTTAGCAACAATAAGAACGGCAGCAGGAATAGATTGGGGTGAAAGATCATCAAGAGAGGAGTCATAAATCCTACGAAGTAAACTTGAAGCATCGTTATCCAAGTTCCCGACCACCCACTTTCGGACTTCAGTAAAGTTTTTAGTTTTGAGATTTTTAATAAGTTCATTTACATTAGTATCAGAGAATGATGCCAGGATTCCTGTATCAATTTTTCCACCAACAGCATAACGTTGGCACTCATTAAGTACTCGCCTCCAATCTGGAAAATGCTTATTAACCAATTCAATCAGTACTTTTTGGTCATATTGAATTGACTCTTTTTGAAGGATGTCTTGAAGGCGAGTAAAAAATGCTGCAGCAAGTTTTGGTTTTTCCTTTGACTTAATTCCAAATTCGACGACTGCACATCGAGAATGGAGTGGTTCAATGATTTTGTTTTTGTAATTACAAGTAAAGATGAATCTACAGTTGTTAGCAAACTCCTCAATAGAAGCACGTAGGAGGAGTTGTACGTCGTTTGTTGTGTTATCTGCCTCATCAATGATGATGACTTTGTGTTTAGCAGTTGACGAAAGTGAGACGGTCGAAGCGAAGTTCTTCGCATTGTTTCGGACAGTATCGAGGAATCTACCTTCGTCGGATCCGTTAATGACATAA